ACAACAAATGGAACAGCCGCTTCATGGGCTGCCATCAGTCAAGTACCTTCTCAAACGGGAAACAATGGGTACTTCTTAACAACTAATGGAACTGCTGCTTCTTGGTCTGCGATTAGCCAAGTACCATCTCAGTCAGGTAACAATGGAAAGTACCTAACTACCAACGGCACGTCTGCTTCATGGGCAACTATCCCTGTTACATCTCAAGCAACTACTACTTCTTTAGGAACTGTTTACGGAGTTGACAACGGCTCCGGTGGTTCTGGAGGAATGCTCTCTCTAGGTTACAACTCCTTAGCGTATGGCTCTGGAACACTAGCCGCTACAACAGTGGTTGGAATTGGAGCAGCCCAGTTAGCTCGCCAAGGAACCGCAAGCAATAACACTGCAATTGGATACATCGCTTTAGCAAACGCTATACCAGGCTCAGATAACACAGCCATTGGTCAACAGTCTGGCTACGTTGTAACTGGTGGGCAGAACACATTGGTAGGCTCTAACGCTGGAAGCTCAATTACTAGCGGCTCTAACAACCTTGTACTCGGTTACAACGCTCAAGCTTCTGCCGCAACAATTTCAAATGAAATAACTATTGGTAACTCATCCATTACTAAGCTTCGTATTCCTGGACTTAACGTAGACACTTCAGCCGCTACAAACGGACAAATGCTGACATGGAATACCTCCACTGGTAAATTCCAATGGACAACACCAACTTCTACGGGAGAGACGTTTAATCCACTTCTATTAATGGGAGCATAACACGTGGCAAAATATGGTGACATAGTTTATGGAGGCGCCAAATACGGTGACACTCCAAAACTCTCGTACTCGGTAGCGCCTTTTACAGTAAACGTAATCCAGTTCAATGAAGCTGACTTATCGTGGGCAAACCCGATTGGTGTGTTTACTCGCTTTCGTATTGTAAGAAACCAAAACGGTTTTCCAGAAACATCTGAAGATGGCGTTATTGTTTATGAGGTAACTAGTCCAGATGGGTCTAACCTTTCTGGCTCTAACGCTATGAAGACAACCACCCTTAAAGACGGTGTGGATAACACGGACCCTATGATGTACCCAAACTACATCTCTATTATTCCTGGAAAAAATATTTACTACCGTGCATTTCTCTACACTGACCAACAGGTATGGGTAAAAGCAGGAGATACATACGACGTTGTACCTGCAGATACAGACGCAATGAAGAGCATGTTGAATCTACTTCCACGTACGTTAGTGAGCGATGTACTTAGCCCATTTGGCGTTGTTCCACATAAGGAAGACGCTGTTAAGTCTACTTTATACAACTTCTTAGATGGATTTGCATTTACTTACGAACAGATGCTTACTCAAATTGGGCTGTTAAAGCCTTCCCACAACGTTGACCCAGCTAACTACAATACGATTGCAGCAGAAGCGTTTAGTGTAGGGATGGAACCTGAGCCAAACTTACCGGTAGTAAACCAACGTCGCCTTATTCGTGACGCCATTTACCTGTACTCAACTAAAGGTACAGCGCTAGGACTAAAGAACTACGCCGAATCATTGACTGGATTTGGTGCAAACATAACAGTGTCTAATAACCAAATGCTCTCTATTCAAGATTCTACCTTCTACCATTCAACAGGTAACTGGGTAGGTTCTAGCTCTGTAACATCCATAACATCTACAACGGAAAGTCTCCCCCCTCAGAATGTGCACGGGGCAATTGACAAGGCTTACACCTTAAAAGTAGTTACAAATGCCGCAGGAACTATCACACTCGGTATGACTGATGTGCTGGGTACAGCAATCCCATACTCTTTAGGAAGCACTCTTGCTTTTGAGTTTTATGCACAGACTCCAACTACTGGAGCTACTATAACTCCTTCTGTCTCTTTTCTTGAAGAAGATGATACGGTGGTACACACCTACACGGATTTTGCTCACACAGTAAACTCATCATGGGCATTAAAATCTCAAGGAATTTATGCAGACCCGGCTGAGATTAGTGATGCTAAGTATATTGGTTTACAACTAGCGTTCTCTAAAGCAGGTACCTACTACATTGACATGGTGTCTTTTGGAACTGCCAACATAATGTCTAACTACGATGAGGCACGTGCTGTAACTGTTGAGCTTCAACCATTTATGGAAAACTACGTTCCTAATCCTTCGTTTGAGGTTGACTCCAATTATTGGACGCTAACTAATCTAACGTTTGAATCTGACCCAACATCTTACCCTTTAGATGGATTCCCAAGCATTCACAGCGGAAAGTTCACCGCAACAGATACCACATGGTCAATTGTTAGTACAGTCCCATTCCCTGTAGAAGCTGGAAAGTACTTCAACGTATCTATGTATGCTATGTCAACAGATATACCGATGATGGATATGACCATTGATATTTACAACGGCAATGGTGAACACACAGCTACTTTTGCGGATACCCACATGATGAACGAAATGTGGATGCGACATTACGTAGGTGGATTGGTTGACATTTTTTCTCAAGGTAACCAAGCCATCGTTACATTCTCTGGAACGTCAACTCCAGGTCAGGTGTTCCACTTGGACATGGTTCAAGCACAAGACACTTACCGTCCTACAGATTACTTTGACGCATCAATGCCTGCATCAGTAGGGGTAATTTGGGAAGCAGCAACAAACGGTTCTGCTAGCCTTTACTATCCAGGAAAAGATGTCAAGTTCTTACGTCTTGCTCAGACGCTTCAAGACTGGTTGCCCATGAATGCCTGGTGGAGAATCACAACACCACGGTACGTCTATGGCGGAGGAGACCCGGAGTACACCAACCTAACCGTGTAGTATGCGGGCATGGTTAACCTACTCGTCTCCGTCATACTGTCAGGATTAGCAGTCACCTTTGCTATTGAGTTTCTTTCTTTAGCTCTTGGCTTATTCTTGGACAAAGAAACTATCTACAACTTCTTGTCGTTACCGGCAAGCTTTGGCGCACTTGTGTGCCTATCCCACATTACCTTGAAGATGGTTGTCTCCGTACCGGCGACCGCTTTTCTTGTTCTCGTCACTAGTAAGTGGTTGAATAAGCCCGTTGTGATTAATAATTCACGACGCCAACTTCCACGATTCTAGGAGAGCAATGAAAATCGCTATCTTTTCAGATGAAAACCTTGATGTCTCTAAAGCCATTGACGAACTGATTACAAAATACTCCGAACAATCGCCCGAAGTTATTTTTCCAGTAAAGGTCAATAACGACGAGTTCTCTCAGTCTGTCATCCGCAAGTGCCTAGAGAACAGAGTCAAGGTGACTGCGTTCTTCAAGGACGCCACTGACTTAGAGCATATCCTCAAGCAGGTAGATAACATCTACGTGACTGACCAACCGCTAGAGGAAGTCTTGCGACAACTCGGTCCCAAGGATGCTATCGGTATCGTGTGGACAGACAGTCTCAACGACCATCTCGTCCTGCATACCACCGAGGACTTGGCGTTAGACACATGGGACATCACCGATGGTCTAGACCTGATTGAGATTGAAGACCCGTTCATGGACATGGACTCCGACCAACTGCATGACGCCATGCACAAGACCATCGGAGTTGCTGTGGACATGATGGCGGCGTACATTGCGAGCACTGTGATGGACTCTTTGAGCCAAGCAGTCATGGAGCATATCCTTGACCGCTTTGACAAGAAGGACATCTCACCATTTGACGATTTGGAATAGAAACGCCCATGCTGCCTCCTGAAGCCTTTACAGCCGACATCTCCGATTTTGAGTTCCGACTGCTGGCTGTTCTTTGCCGTTTAGCGGGCCCTGGAGGGCTCTTACAGGCCTCAACAGCCGAGCTCTGTGCAGAGACTGGCAAGAAGAGCGACAAGACAGTCCGTAGCGCCTTGCAGGGCTTGGAGAAGGCTGGGCTCATCTACACCGAGGCAACCAGACGGGCTAACGGCTACCAAGGCAAGAAACGGATACTGGTAAAAAATTACCACCCTGTGGAAAATGTAACGGTAAAAAATTACCGCACCTCACATGACTATGTGACTAATAGTCGTAATAGCCATCCTAGCTATAAGCCATTAGTACCTAATGACCAAATAGCTAATAGTAATAAATTAAAAGAATCTGAAACCGAAGGTTTCACAAAGGAGATTAAGGTTCCTATGAGAAAATGGGAAGATGATGGAGACAATCTGGCGGGCTTTGGACTCGTTGAACCCAAGGACGCCCCACAGCCCAAGGTCCGAAAGTCAGACCCTAAGACCCGTGGCAAGCGACCCGAGCACGAGTGGACGGCAATGGATGTCGCTGCAGAATTTAGTTACCAAGTGGGCCGGAAGTACCCGCTACTTCCTGGAACTGTATCCGTCAAGCAACTCTCGGGAGCGCTCCGCTCATTCAGAGTCAAGTACGGAACAACCCCGCTCGTAGAGTTAGAGTTGCTCCGCTTGTTCATGGCGGATGAGCGCAACTTCAAAGACATTGGCGATGAGGCACCGCTGCTCTACAAGAAGTACCTAGCTTCTTTTGGCACCAAGATGAATCAGGCCCGGGAGAACCTAGGGCTCAACAAGGTCATGGCAAAAGTGGAGACTGGTACGGCATCTGGTACGATTTCTGCAAGTGATGGTCGTGTGTTCCAGAATACGTTGGCTGGTCGTGCACAGTTAGAGCGTCACGAGAAGCGACTACAAAAGGAAAACTAATGCGAGAAGTATTTGGTTACGTACTCGTTGTTGTAATAACAGCTATTACATCACGGTTAATTATGGGAGGATACAAGGCATGGCTAAAAAAGTAACAAAGAAGTTCACAGCCACACTCACTCTAAACACAGAGCAAGGTGGCGCATGGTTGGCTAACGTAAGTTTGCTAACACCACTGCAGGGTTCACTTGGTTTGAACTCCATTGAAGATTCAGAAGCAGTCTCATACGAGTCTGCATGGAAGAACGCATCTGCTGGTAAACGTTGGATTAAGGCAAAGGTCCTTGAGATGACGCCACGCAAGAGCGTCAAGATGGAAGCAACTCAGGTTGATAAAGCAACCGAGAAGCCAACACAGTTTGTCGGAGCATTGGAGTTCAAGGCATGAGCACAGACAACTTGATGAAGGACCCAGACTTCCTGGAGTACCTAGAGGAGCATCAGGTCTCTCCAGAAGAGACACAGATTGCTTTTGCTGAATGGTTGAAAGAAAATGATGAAGAAGGTTTGGACGAGGCAGTAGCCGAGGAACCAGCAGTCATCTAATGACCGAAGACGAACTTGAGCAAGCCCTAATGCGTTTGTACGAATTGGGGCTTGTTTCAATTGAGTATGATGAGAACTTAGAAGCACGCTTTCGTGTAACGGACGTAGAGCGTTTGCAGAAGTTAATTGAAGTACTAGAAGAGGGGCAACGAGATGTATGACATCAACACACTTTCACCGCTTAAAAAGCACTGGTTATTACGCACGTCAAACATTCCTAGACGATTCATTGGTCTAGAGCCATCGGATATTACTGAGAAAGTAGGAGCCTTTCCTGCTGAGGTATCTTCGTGGATTGAAGAAGTCGGCAGCGGTCATGTCATCAAGAGCATCGGTAACATCGGCGTCAATGGCGTAGGGCTTTTGTTTGACGGCGGTCCAGGGCTAGGCAAGACAACTCACGCAGTTGTAGCCGCCATGGAGATTGTCCGTAACATGCCTGATGAAGAAGCGCTAGCAGCAAACCTCATGGGGTTAAACCAAAAAGAATACGGGCTTAAGTTCCGCCCTGTTTATTACATGACCTATCCAGAGTTTCTTTCCCAGAAGAAGTCCACCTTTGACATGGACGGAGAAGATAAGCGGGAATTAAGTTACGAGTTAGATGGGTTCCATGGTCGGTGCAGATTTGACTGGCTCAATGTCCGAGTATTAATCATTGACGATTTGGGCAAGGAATACGGTTCTAAGTACGACGACACCTCATTTGATGAGATTCTCAGACTGCGCTACGACAAAGGTCTGCCTACAATTGTTACTACCAATGTTCGGTTAGAGAACTGGGAAGCGCAGTACAGCGAGGCTATGGCAAGTTTTGCTAACGAAGCGTTTATCCGAGTCCCTATAATTGGCTCAGACTTACGTGGTGCAGTATGAGAGGATTCCAAATGGAGTGGATGACAGTCCAACAGTTCCTATCTTCCCATGGCGTCTTTGAAGTAGAACTAGACACAGACAGCAAAGCGGTCCGTTGCAACTGCCCAGTATGGGTAAAGCGTCAGGCTTGTAAGCATGCTTCGTTTGTCTCTCAAAAGATTCGCACTACAGGTCATTACTCTATCAACGTCCCAGTCGGAGTTCCCGAAGAGTGGGCTGTAGAAGCAAGCCAAGACCCTAGCAAGTTTCGTGACTTCGTAGTCAACTACGCTACTATAGAAGTCCTATGAAAAACGGAGACATATCAAACGTCTCCTCCCCGCAAGTCATTGCAACTACCACTCTTCTTTTGTCGTTAAAGACGATTGAGGAGAAACGTCTTCTCGTAAAGAAGACTAACCACGTAGTGGGAGACGTCAACCTTCTTGTAGCTAACAAGCTCTGGACTATGGGTAACCAGTACGGAGTTTCTTTAGAGCTGGCTGGCTTTGAGGATGAGGGTTGGACAGAAGAACTTCTTGACAAAGCATTTGAGAAACTAGAACGCCGTGCAGTCAACCCGTTTAACTACTGGCAACTCTACGAGAGCCCACACGAGATTGTGGGAACACTGCCCTATCGTGCTAATCTTAAGGCAGTCATAGATGTGCCAGGCCGAGTTGCGATGTACGGCTCAGCAGGAGTACAGCTAGACAATATCTAGTCCTTGAGGGAGGGCAACATGTTTTCCATAGCAAACACCAACTGTCCGATGTGTCATGCCCATCAGATTGAACGTATCTATGTGAACGGTAATTCTTATTTACAATGTCAGTCATGCGGAGAGCGGTGGAAATAGATGGCAGCAGATAACGAACATCGTTTAGTAAGCAAGGTAATTAAAGAACGTGAGATTACCCCAGTCCTTCAACGAGGCATCAACGACAATTGGTTCTTAGACGACGATAATCGCAAGGTGTGGGCATTTGTCCGCAAGCACTACAGCGAGTACAGCGAAGTACCTACTTCCACAACAGTCTTAGACCACTATCCCAATTACAAAGTTCTCAATGTTGAAGACAGCATGGAGTATTTGTTGGACACGATGGTGGATTTTCGCCGTCGCCTTCTTACACGACAAGGGTTAGAAAGTGCCGTTGAAAATCTCCAGAGCAACGACCACAACGCTGCTCTTCTTGCGATGGAGCAAACCGTCTCCAAGGTTAATGAGCAAGGAGTCCTCGGTACTCACGAAGTTGACCTTACCAAGAACACCGAAGAGCGTTACAAGGAATACCAAGCAATTCAGAACCAAGAGTTCTTGGGTATCCCTACAGGATTTAAGGACATTGACGAAGCGACAGCAGGATTACAAGGCGGTCAGTTAGTCACCATCATTGCTCCACCAAAGACAGGTAAGTCTCAGGTTGCATTGCAGGTGGCTATCAACGTTCACAAACTAGGTAAAACACCTATGTTCCAGTCATTTGAAATGAACAACCACGAGCAGCAGCAACGCCATGATGCCATGCGTTCTCACATTGACCACGGACGTTTGCGACGAGGAAAGCTGTTACCAGCAGAAGAGAGCCGCTACATTGACATGCTTAACAACATGGAGAATGAGCACCCATTCCATTTGGTAGATGCAGTGAACGGCATTACCGTCTCAGCGTTGTCAGCAAAGATTGAGCAACTTAAACCAGAGATTGTGTTTGTAGACGGTGTGTACTTGATGCTTGATGACCTTACCGGTGAGATGAACACGCCACAAGCAATCACCAATATCACCCGTGCACTCAAGCGCTTAGCGCAAAAGACAAACCTTCCTATTGTTATTACTACACAGACTCTTCTCTGGAAGATGCGTGCAGGTAAGGTAACAGCGGACTCTATTGGTTACTCGTCTTCTTTCTTCCAAGACTCAGATGTAATTCTTGGTTTGGAACCTGTAGAGGAAGATGACTCCATTCGTTTGCTTAAGGTAGTTGCATCACGTAACTGCCCACCAAAAGAAACATCGCTTACTTGGAAGTGGGAGACAGGTTGTTTCCACGATGAGTCAGAGATGATGAACTGTCCTTACTGCTCCAATTGGGGCGGCAATGATTGATGTTGAGAGAGTACTGCTCTCGTTAGACATTCCACTTGTTGCCCAGAGAGGTGAGGAAGTGCAGGGGCTATGCCCGATGCACAAGGCTCGTACTGGAAAAGAAGACCATAATCCGTCATGGTGGATTAACTCTGTAACCGGGGCACACATTTGTTTTTCGTGTGGTTACAAAGGTAATGTCTACACCCTTGTCGCAGACCTCAAGGGCATGGACTACTTTGACGCAAAGGACTATGTCACTTCCAGCGCTGAGTTAGACGTGGATGTACTGTTAAGGCGTATCAGAGAATTGCCACAGTATGTCTCCGTTGAAGAACCTATCGCTATGTCAGAAGCACGACTTGCGGTCTATACAGACCCACCGGAGAAAGAATTACGAAAGAGGTTCATCAGTGTTGACGCAGCCAAGCATCACAATGTCTTATGGGATAAAAATAACGAAGCCTGGATTGTCCCAATCCGTGACCCTAACGATTACTCTCTATGGGGATGGCAAGAAAAAGGTGCACGTGGTCGCTTCTTCCGTAATCAGCCACAAGGTGTCAAGAAGTCCAGAACTGTCTTTGGTGTAGAGACAATGTCTACAGAGACTCTCGTTGTTGTTGAGTCTCCGTTAGATGTCCCACGTCTCGCCACTGCTGGAGTAGATGGAGCTATCTCTACCTTTGGCGCCATGATTAGCGAAGAGCAAGTAAAGATTATGCGACGGTCTAAGAAGGTTATTGCAGCCTTTGATAAAGACGATGCAGGTATGCACGCCAATGAACTCATGCGTGGCTTTGCTCGTAAGTACGGCATTGAATTGTCGTATTTCAACTACACTGGGATAGATGTAAAAGACCCAGGAGACATGACAGAAGCAGAAATCCATCAGGGTATCGCTAATGCTCGTGACATGATTTACGGTAAGGAAGCATATTCGTGGCATTAGACGCTCGTGGGTTACCCACCCATGCCTGTCCCAACTGTGGGCATTTAATTTTTAAGATTAAAGCAATGTTTGAGGACTACAACATTTCTTTATGGTTCACTCAAGGCGAGTGCGATGACTGCGGCACTCTGCTGACCGTGCCAACGCCATTGGATAATCCCGATGTCATTTAAGGGTGAACTAAAGCCGTATCAAGTTGAAGCAGTAAACAAGATGGCTGACCGCAAAAAAATGTTGGTTGCCTATGAGATGGGTCTGGGTAAGACCTGCATGACTATTGCCGCTATTGAGAAACTAAAAGACGAAGGAGTAATTACAAAGCCTATCCTCGTCATTGCATTGTCCAGCCTCAAGTACCAGTGGCAAAAAGAGATTCAAAAGTTTTCTGACGCAGAAACTGAGGTTATTGACGGGTCTAAGTCAACCCGAGAGTTACGCTGGATGCGTGCCTTTGAATGGGACAAAAATGCCAACTACATCATCTGCAATTATGAAGCCGTAGTAAACGACTGGGATTGGATTTACGCTTACGAGTGGGGTGCTGTCGTATGTGACGAAGCTACAGCAATCAAGGGATTCAAATCCCAACGCTCTAAGCACGTAAAGAAGTTATCTAAAGACGTTCCAGTTCGTTATGCCCTAACCGGTACGCCTATTGAGAACGGTCGTCCTGAAGAGCTATACAGCATCATGCAGTTTGTTGACCCTAACGTTCTAGGGCGCTTTGATTTGTTTGACCAAACCTTTATCGTACGCAATCACTTTGGCGGAGTACAGCGGTACAGAAATTTACCTATCTTCCATGAGAAGATGAAGCAGGTTGCCGTACGTAAGACGCAGAAGGACCCAGATGTAGCGCCTTATCTTCCAGAAACAATTCATCTAGAACCCATCCTTATAGAGTTAGATAAGCCTGGTAAAGCAATCTACGAGAAGATTTCCTCAGACCTAGTACACGAACTACTTGAGGCACAGGAGTTGATGGGTGGTTCGTTTTCATTGGACGCTCACTACGGGCATGGGTACCAGCCTGGAAGCCCAGCTGATAAACTTCGTGGTTCCATAATGTCTAAAATAACTTCTTTAAGGATGTTGTGTGATTCCCCAGAGCTTCTAGTTGAAAGTTCAACTAAGTTTCATAACGGATGGCAGGAGATAAACGGTGAGAAAGTTAATCTTGAAGGTTCTCGTGGCGGTAGCGTTTATGTCGCTGGCCTTGAAGAAGCTGGATACCTTGCAAAAGCAAAGAAATCTCCGAAACTAGAAGCCGTCATTGACTTCGTCGTTGAGCACTTAGAAGCTAACGACGACCATAAGGTGGTCATCTTTACTTGTTACCTAGGTATGCTTCCCCTCATTCAGGAAGCTTTGACCAAGAAGAAGATAGTTAGCACTCTCTACTCGGGACTGCTAGACGCCAAAGCAAAAGAAGAATCTAAGACAAGTTTCCAAACTTCTAAAGACGTTAGGGTACTCATCTCTTCTGATGCCGGTGGTTATGGGG